GTTGGGTTCATCGAGCAAGACACCGGTAGCACGGTCGAACACAAGACCGAGGAAACCTCCTAGAAATAGGGGGAGACCTCCTCCTCGTGGGCGTTTCCACCCTACGAAGAGTTGAGCGTCTACCTTGCCATCGTCTAGACCTTTTTGGAGGTCGTCGGCGAAGGCAGGTAAGGTCACCGCGAGAAACGGTAGACCCTCGTGTTCGACACGACCAACGATCGTTTTCCAATCGTTGGTGGTGCTAACGCGACACCAGGTCCCCCTATCAAGGAGGACCTCCTGCAAGAGACACATGAGGCTTTTCATGGCCTCCTCCGATCTATATCGGGGGTAAGCCATCCCGACTCATGCGTCTACCGTGGTTCTCAATCCGTTACGACTCACCGCCCAGAAGGCGAGTGATCGCGCTCCCGGAAGAAGCAGAGACGAATGCCACCAGGGCATCTACGATCTGCTTCTGCTCAACGACCGTGTAACCGACCTTGGGCACGTCCACAACAAGGTAAGCAGCCATGTTGTAGGGCGTGTTCTGGGCCGGGAACAGCGGGTCCTGAGCAGTCTTCCGGGAATCAAGGCGGATAACACGACGATTCCGCTTGCCATAGGCATGCGAAATCGAAAGGCTGACGTTTCCGTCATCCTTCGTGTAAGTGCTAGCCCCATCCTTCACACTAGTGCGAGGGAGGGAGTTAGCGACCGCATTGATGGTCACGGACTGAGGGTCGGCAAACGCCACGAGATGACTCCAGCAGGTGAAGGAACCGAAACAGGCACTGGATGTGCCGGTTCCGTCTTGCTCGGACCGGAATTGCCAGCTATTGCGAGGATTAACCCGCACAGCCCTGCAATTCCTGCAGCTGAGAGCTGCCACAGACACCCTATTGCCCATTGCCTTTCGGCATCGGACTCTACGGTGAATGCGACAGAGAAGTCCTCGGGCTCAGCCCGATGACGTCCCGGTTTGGGGAACGGGTACATGGTTCTCCAAATCACTCCAGCTGGCCTTGGCCCTTGGATATACCAAGTGCGCCAAGGATGGCCCATTGGCGGGGACTAAATCCGCCAAGGTCCAGGCCGAACCCGTAAGGGGTTGCCTTGACACGCTTCTTGACCGTAGTCGTGAAGCTCTGTGTCAATGTAGGTGAGCCAACACCACGAAAGTCTTGGCCCACCAAGGTGTAGGTGTCAGTGCACTTCCAAGTACACATGACATACCCCCACCGCAACACAAGGCCGTCTCGTGAGAATCTGGAGATGTTGGTCATTACATCTCCAAGGTTCGAAACCCAGTCGACAGCCCAGCTCCACGGTGTAAGCTCCCAGAAGAGTTCTGGACTTAAGTCCAGACCATACGACGCACGGAGGTTCGCCGCACTACGACGCATCTTATCCAGGGATGAGTCACCCTTGGGGTAAAGATACGTGTAGGCTCCTGAAAACCACGTTCGGACTGATGTAGTCCGTTCGTAGTAGAGCTTACCCGTAGGACCATTGTAGGCGGACCCAGCACTTCCAGTTCGAAGTGCAGGGTATCCAACCCATGGATCCGATTTTACAATCGGACCCTCAACGGTCCTCTCCTCAGGGAAAGAGTACCTCCGGCGCACGAGGCGACCAGAGTCACGCTCAAGCTGCTTGATACGCTTCTCAGCGATTCTTGAAGCTTGCCAGATATTCTGGAGATCCGCGATGAATGGCTTCCAGCCAAACTCAACGTTAAGGTACTCGTCGGCTAAGCCGCCGGGTCCCCCACGATTGAGATAGCTGTGGCCAGGAACGCCCGGAAGGCGTTCCCTTAATTCACCGAGGAACTGCGCTGTACTCGCAGATGGATTTGTGGGTGCAGTCCTAGCGATAGCCGTAGTGCCCTTCGCAATCATCTGATTAGTCAAGTCAGATGGCGGCGTCGGCCACACGGTAGAACTAGGACCCACATTGCCCGAATATGCAAAAATCGGGCCGTTGTATCGGTAATCGTAAGAACCATTCACTCCACGAATTGCGGCTTCCAGATGGATGTCGCTATATTCGTGGCGAGTGGTCTCAAAATTACCGCCAACGTCCATCGTTCGAACACCGTCGTAAGAAGAGAGTTGCCAAGCGGTCAAGCGACCAGCTTTGGCACGCCTGTCCAACTCTCGATTTACCCGGTAGCTCGAATTTCCCCTCGACCATGTCGATTGATGTCCTCGAACTCCAGTGTTGTACAACGTGCCGTTTCCGACGCGAGTACCCTGGAAATACAGTTCGTCCCGAATACCACGAGAAGGAATGAATTCCAAGTCTCGTTGTTTCGTGGAATAGGACGTCATGAGGGAGCTCCTTGCGGGATGTTGAAGCTGGCCATTTCTATGGAGGAGGGAAGTAACCCCCCATAGCAGAGGGCCAGCAGAGACCGCCGGATACCGTATGAAGAGACAGGTCTTCAGGAGAGCCATAACCAGGTATACTACCCCGAAGGGTAGATCCAGGCATATGGATCACTGGAGAAACCGCTCCGCATGCGGGATCCGGTCGGTGGCGCGTTTAAGCACCGGCGGGC